TCAACCCCACTATCAACAATCCTGCAGCACGCACGAGGCGTCATTAACAAGCGTCGGGCAGCCGGCACGAAATTCAAATCATTCCTGATGCGGCAAGAACTGTCAGACAAGGCCGACATCAGCGACGCCCAGACGACCGCCGCACATGCCATCGCCTCCGACATCCTGCCGTGGGGAATACGATACGACGGATCCCTGCACTACAACAATGCAGACGTTCAGGCGTTTAACGGTTCAATGACCTACGGCGGAACACGACTGTGGAGCGGATGGGCAGCCACCAGAACTCTGCACAACAACTTATGGGAGAGCGAGACCCAAGCAGCCCACATGACAGCCAGCGACCGCCAGGCCGTACAGATCTGCTATGACGGATTGGCAGACTTTGACGGCTTTGAAGATTTCGGCGCAACTGACATACCCATTAGAGACGGCAGAATCGAACTATCGGTTAAGAAGCACTACCTTTACGACGGCAAGCGAACATACGGTGGAAACAAGGTGTATGCCGGAGCACTGCGGTACGATGGCTCAACCGGATATGCAGTAGATATGCTCCACCAAGGAATCCATACCATCCAGGAGATACGCATATGATTCAGACAGACACGATAGCGATGCGCGGCACCTTGCGTTTGAAGGTGTTCAAAAACGGCGTGATGATCGAAGAGTACGAAGACAGCAACATGATCATGAATGTGGCGAAAGACGCCATGGCGCACTTGATAGGCGGAGCCGGTAGCGGCAAGACCATCACCAAAATCGGGTTTGGCACAAATGGTAATGGGCCATCACCCGGAGACACCGGACTCACCAGCAGCTATAGCAAGAATGTGGCAAGCGTGAGTTATCCGGCAACCGGACAGGCGCAATTCAATTGGTTACTAACCACCAGCGAAGCTAACGGCATGAGCATCAAGGAATTCGGCCTTATATGCGGAGATACTACTCTCTTCGCACGCAAGACCCGAGGCGCAATAGAAAAACAGGATGATATTTCACTCGACGGCAGTTGGACGATTATTTTTTAGGAAGGAGTAAACAATGGCAAACGTAGCAGAGGTCGTACAATACGATTCCGGGATCTATCAGATCGAGACAACTGACCCGGTAGTCGGCGGAGCAAGCGGGATCGCAAACGTGCAGGCAAAACAGCTTGCAAACCGCACAGCGTACTTGAAACAGTTCGCTGATGAAGTAGCTGCAGCACGCGGAGGGAAAGCAAGTCTGGACGCACGTCTCGACACATACGACCTGCTTGACCCGGAAATGCAGACCAACATCGGCCAGATGGTGATAGCCGCCATGTCAGAAGCAGGTATCGCGAACCGCGAACTGCAAACGCTCTTGACAAAGCGAATCCAGAGAGGTTCTGCCACACTCAGAAACACTGGTGTCGTTTCAGGATGTGACGTTACTGCTGGCGGCACCGGACGCTTGGTAAACCTGTCTGCCGGCAAGGCATACGTCAACGGCCAGATAATCCCGATTGATGCACAAATAAGCACCGCATCACTAGCACAGAACACAGGATCCGCGACCGGATACGTCGAATTGTATCTGGATAGCACAGGAGACCTGAAAGCAACCAACCTCGACGGCACGTCACCGGCAAATACGATGGTGCTTTATCGGGTAACGGTTCCGGCAGGCAATACCGCAGAAAGTCTTACTGGCTGCACATTCACCAAGACCGCATCCATCCAGGCTGCATATCCGGTTTATTACACCGCATACCCAAAAGTGTCCATCGTTCTGCCGTATGCGATGCCAGACAGCGACTACACCATAACACTCGAAGTCACCAGCTACAGCGGAGCACCGACACAGCTTGGGGATGTCTTCGCGACCAACAAAACAACCACCGGTTTTGACATCGTTACCAACGGCACAGCGGACAACATCGCAGTGCGCTGGGCAATGACCAAATACAACCTGTAGTCAAATTGAAAAGGAGAGAGAACGATGCCAACAATTATCACCAAAGATGCGTTAAGACAGTCGGTTGAAGCGGCCACAGGCGGCCAGTGTACAGTGCTTTATGACAGCCAGGGTTTCGCCAACTACATGCGAATCATTCCAAAGTTTCGCTGCGAAGATATCAGCGCCAACCTCGGTACCGGTGTCCACCCGGCCTTTATTGTAGGCGGAGTCGAGAAAAGCGAAATTTTCCTCGGACAGTATAACGCCGTCAACATGAATGGTCTTGGTGTTTCACAACCCGGAATGGCCCCATACGTTTCCATCAACTTCGACAATGCCAAACTCGCATGCACCAACAAAGGCGCAGGCTGGCACATGATGACAAACTGGGAGTGGGCAGCAATTGCACTCTGGTGCATCAAAAACAAAACCACACTGGTGTCGCCACTGCCACGCGGCAACACATACTACGGCCAGGCATATAATCAGGTTCATGAGACCGGACGTAGATGCGATGGTGGTAAACCTGGCGATACAGCAGGCGCAAACCCCGCAATCCTGAATGGATCTGGCCCAGCTTCATGGCGCCACGATAATACCTTCGCTGGTATCGCCGATCTCGTCGGAAACGTCTGGGAATGGCAGGACGGAATGAAGCTCGTCGACGGCGTAATCAAAATGCCATCCGACAACAACTTTAACCTCGCAGAAGCAAGTTGGCCGGACACTCTGGCGCGAATTGCATCTGCAGTAGCCGGTACAGCCAACGCTGCCACAGGCGCATTGGTGTTGACCGAATCAGCAGTGGCCGATGTAAATCGCGGACCATCACTGAATCAGTCAGCATGGAGTTCTACTGTCGCGACCGGACTCACAACTCCAGCAGTTGCGCTCAAAATGAAACAGGCGCTTATTGCCCCACATGACTCCGCATCAAATATGGGCGACGTCCTCGGCTACATTTACGCCAACAACACGAACAGCCCATCGTTCGAGGCCATGCCGGTCCGGGGTGGCGATTGGAGCAACTCCTCGGCTGCTGGCCTGGCTGCCTTGTACTTGCTCAATCAGCGCTCCAGCGTGCACAGCAGCTTCGGCTTCCGTCCCGCTTTTATAGGGTAATCTGCAATCTGGACTCCTGATTATCTGATGGGTTAGCAGGGGCGGTTGTTGCCCCTGCTGCCCGAAGGGCATGGCTTTGGAAAACTTAAAGATAAAACAGAAAACCGAAGACATGATCAAGTACGGGTATATCGCCTTGCGGCAGTTCCCGAAGTCAGAGAAGTTCTCGCTGGCACAAGATATCAAAAGAACCATGTTCGGCTTGCTTGAGCAGATCATCCGAGCAAACCGAAGTAGAGATAAACGAGAAACGTTGTATGCAATAGACACCGAGCTTGAAATCCTGCGCACACAAGTGAGACTCGCAATGGAACTGCAATTCCTTCCGTTTGCGAAATACGAAGTGTGGGGAGGGCATCTTGCAGAACTCGGCAGGATGATCGGTGGATGGGTTAAATCAACAAAGGGGTAAGGCTATCTCTGCCGATCCGGGGTGGCAATTGGAACAACACCTCGAATGCTGGCCTGGCTGCCTTGAACTTGAACAATCAGCGCTCCAACGTGAACAGCAACATCGGCTTCCGTCCCGCTCTCGCCTGTTGCTAGATAAAGCGTTCCCATGGGAGAGCTTTCAGCGCACCAGGCAAAAGGAGCCTTACTCCTGTGTCGCAGTGTAGGGCACAAACAATGTTTAGCTGAGAAGTTGCGGTAAGTATCGCAAGAGAACATGGCAGTTTTTCTACTTAAAACCCGAGGACAATATGCCCGTAACCCACAACAACATATGGGATCAAATAGTGAACTTCGAGAATATGTACGAAGCATTCCGTGGGGCATCACGAGCAAAACGCTTCCGAGGTTCGGTTTTGCGATATGGGCAAAATTTGGAAGAGAACCTTATTAATGCGCTAAACCAGCTGACGTGGAAGCAATGGAAGCCATCAAGATATCGTGAATTCTTCGTTTACGAACCAAAGAAGAGAACAATCCACGCACCACCATTTAAAGACCGGGTAGTCCACCACGCCCTTGTCCAAATCATAGAGCCGCTTTTCGAGCGGAGATTCATTCCGGATTCGTTCGCCTGCCGCACCGGCAAAGGAACCCATGCAGCAAAGATGCGCGTCGAATCGTTTGCCGTCGCTGCCGACAAAAAATGGGGCGATTACTATGTCCTGAAAGCCGACATCAAAGGCTACTTCCCGAGCATCGATAGAAACATCCTCTTCGATCTGATCAAGAGAACGATATCGGACAAAAACGCCTTGTGGCTGATAGGCCAGATAATCGACTGCGACGGAGAAAAGCGCGGAGTACCGATTGGAGCATTAACCAGCCAGCTCTTCGCCAATATCTATCTCGACGCACTGGACCACTACGTCAAAGATGAACTCGGCGTGAAGATGTACGCCAGATACATGGACGACTTTGTGGTGGTTCATCCAGACAAAGACTACCTCAAGAAGCTGCACGCAGACATTGAAGTCTTCATCACCGACCGCCTTCACCTGACGTTCAATCCAAAGACCACAATATTCAAGTCCGGCAACGGCACCTGCCACCCTATCGACTTCTGTGGGTACCGGGTGTGGCCGGACTACACCAAACCCCGCATCAGAACCGTTAAGGGAGCAAGGAAACGATTCAAGAAGTTCGTTGAGCTTTACCACAAAGGGTTAATGAGCCTGGAGCAAATACGAGTCAGGATTGTGAGCTTCTTGGGATACATGAAGCATTGTGACGGCAAGCGGTCGGTTGAATCGGTTTTAGATCGTCTCATATTTTCGAGGGGCACTGCCCCGGCACTACTTTAAAAGGAGAACATCATGGAAACAAACAGTAACCCCCTCGACGGGCTGAAAGCAGTGCAGGCATCGCGCATCCGGGACGGATTCGTACAAGCACCTCTTAATGGGCATTTAACTGCAGGCGGTTTCATAATGGACGCCAAGAGAGAAGACATCGACAATCTGTCCAGGCTTCGCGACCGACTGGTTGAGACAGGCACTACCAGCACGACCACCACAATCCGCGACTACGACAATCAGTTCCACACCGTGACCATAGCCGAGCTTTCCGAGATCGTCGGTGAATTGGTTGATTTTGGTCTGGGATTATTTGCCCGTAAATGGGAACTCGAACAAGTTCTTGCTGCAGCAGAGACCGAGGAAGAGGTGCTTGCGGTGGCGTGGTCATGAATTGCATTTTAATAGTTCTTTGGATCATCTGCGCCGCAGTGCTAACCATTTGCGGGGTAATGATCTACAAAATTTTGTCCGACTGTAAACAACGTGCGCTACGGCGGAAAAGACAACAGGAGTCTCGATATGGCCGAGCCACAAACAATAGCAGCAGCATTCCCCACTGAAGTATGGACGGCGTTAGGTGGGTCTGTGACACTCGTTGTTGGATTGGTGACAGTGTTATGGAACCGCCAAAACAATGACATCAAAGATCATGCCACAAAACTTGACACGGGGCAGCAGGCTTTTAATGGAATCGGAGAACAGTTTGTAAAAATCGGAGAACAGTTAAAAGCTTTGGAAAAAGAAGACGCGTATGACGGCGAGGAACTGGATCGATTGGAACTGGACATCAAGGACTTGGCCAAGCGCTTACTGATACTGGAAACAGAACATAAAAATTGTAACGGAAGAACCAAAAACAATACAGGAGACTGAAGTCATGGATACGATAAAAAACATCTGGGCAGCAGTAGACGAAAAACTCTTTGCGCTGGTGTGGCTGTTCGCAACCGTAGCAGCGGTATATTTCCTTGCACCAGGGAACGGAGCGGCCATCGTTGAGATCGTGGTCCTCAAGATGATCTACGTGGCAGTGCTGCTGACGGTGGCGGTAGGCCTGCTTTTCTTTCTGCGCGGTACGAAGTTCGATGTTTACCAGGAAATATTCGGAGAGAACAACATCGCGGCAGCAATTCTGGTGGCGGCACTTTTGCTCTCGGTCGCAGCAGTCGTGGGAAAATAACATGGACACCAAACGGATTATCTCAATCATCTTTGCTGTAGCAGTGGTGGTAATCGCCTTGATCGGTGCATTGGTCCCAGAGGCCAGAGTGTATTCGGGTGAAGTCGTCAAACTCTTTTTGGGTGCAATACCGGGACTGGCGCTATGAGTTGCTACGATAATAAATTCCGAAACTCCCCACATGGTGACCTGGCTTTTTTGTTCCTGATCCTGTTGACGGTTATTTTCTGCACGCAAGCCCATGGAGCAACCCTCCAGGAGCGAGTGGGCGAGAACAGCGCAAAATATCTGCACGTCCGGGAACTCCATAACGATAACCGGTCGCCCGACATCGACAGGTGGCTCAAATACCTTGGCCTCCCTATGGGCCAACCGTATTGCGCGGCGTTCTACATATGGAACTATCACGAACAGGGGCACAACCTGCCGCGCATCGGAAGATGTTCCCTCCTCTGGCAAGCATGCAGAGCAAGAGAGCTGACGTACAAGACGTTTGACGCCGAAGCCGTCTTGATGGGTATTGAGAAGATCCGACCAGCAGATGGAATAATTTGGAGGCATGGCCGTGGAACAACCTCAAACTTCAATGGGCATGCTGGTATTGCTCTTGCTCAGACCGGACGCACTACTTTCCGAAGCAGAGAAGGAAACACTCAACCAGGCAGCACTGGCAACCAGCGCGAGGGTGGCGGCGTATTTGACCGAAACCGAAGGCTCGACATTGGTTCAGCATTTGAAGTCGTAGGATTCATCAGAGTGAGGTAAGAAATGCCACTGATAGTATCACCGACAGGAGACAATTGTCCGGAATGCAAAGGGCCGATAGCGTCCAACGGACACAAAACGTGGTGCAGTAAATGCGGATATGGCCTGATCCCAGGAGTAACAAAATGAGATATATAAGAGAAATCATAATTGCAGCACTGATATTGGCGCTCTGCCTCGCCACCTACCAATGCGACCGCAACAAAGGAAAGCTACAGGCAATTGACGCCGGAGGCGTTCGACAACAGCAGATCAGTTCTGCCCAGGCAGGCCGTGGCGCAGTCAAGGAGCGCGAAACTAACCTGTACCCAGACATAGACAGGGGCATCTCCGACATCAAGACCCAGAGAGCAAAAATCAAAGCCGAGGAACGGAAACCGGCTCCCGGCAGAAAGGAAGTAGCAGATGAAGTCCAAAACAACACTCAGGGTGATATCCACGCTCTTGCTCGCCTGTTTGTACTTGCAGGCTATTCCTGCTCAGTGCGCTGAGATATTCTTCAACTACACCACAGCCAACCGATTATATGTGGACCTAGCCTTCGCAAAAAAGGAGTCCGCAGATAAGATCAAGCGGTTGACTCTATGCGACAAAGACCGGTCGCTGCTCGAAAACCAGGTCACGCTGCTGGAAAAGAAAGCGACAGGGCTGCAGGCGGATAAAGAAGCGTACCGAACCGAATCAGACCGGTTTCAAACTCTCTACATCACCACAGATAAAGCACGAGTCGAAGCGACAAACAATGCACCATCCCGGCTTCGCTGGTTCGCGGCAGGATTTGTGGCGGCACTGGTGACCGGCATAGCCGCAACGTTCGCAGCAAAATAACCCATCCAGCAATACTCCATAGAAAAAGGCCAGAGTGTATGCCCTGGCCTCCAACCTGCACAAGTCAACTAAAATTTTGTGGCAGATTTGCCACAAATCCAAGATAGCTTTTTACTGAATCACGATACCGCCCGGAGCCAGCACAATACGGGCATCAGCCATATCGACGAGATCCTGCGTCTGGGTAATAAAGAACTCATGACGGTGAGTGCCTACCCGCAATGCCTCCCGCTTCACTCGCATGAATTCAAGTTTGCGAGCTTCATCAAGAGCCCCGTCTTTTTCATCACTGTAGAGCGTCCCGTAAACACGGTCGGACCGGTGGATGTTGTAAAGACAAATCCCCCGGGTGATCGCATCCTCCAGAACCGTGACTTGCCCTCCTGAACATTCAGTGATGGACTTCTCGTCTCCGGCATCAGCATCAAATATTATGATGTCGAAGGTCTCC